GATGAACTTGTTGATAGTTTAAAAGATAACTTTGTAGGACAGATAGGTATGAGGATTATGCAACGACCTAAATCAGATAAACTATTTAAAAGTGAAGAAGAAAAAGCAGAGTTTATGAATCGTATTTACATTGAAAACGTGTGGTGTTTTTCAAAAGAAAAATTAGATTACTTTAGGCATAGTAGAAGGGCAACATTATTTTGATAGAAATAGCAGATATAAATTTGACAAATTTATGTAATGCTAGGTGTCCACAATGTCAAAGAACATCGCCACATGGTTTACATACAGCTATAAAGTTACCATTAACAACTTGGTCGTTGTTAGATTTTAAAAACTATTTTCCTAAAAATAGTTTAGATGATATAAAAGAATATAGTTTTTGTGGCACGTATGGTGATCCTTTAATGACAAAAGATATAGAGTCAATTGTATATTACATAATGGATAATTCAAATGCAAAAGTTATAATAACTACAAATGGTAGTATTCGTAAAGATGATTTTTACATAAGACTAGGTAATTATTGTGGTAGAAGATTATCAATGGTTATAGATGTAGATGGTACAACTGAAGAAATGCACCAAAAGTACAGACGAGGTACGTCACTAAAAAAATCATTATCAGCTCTAAAGGCACTATCTTCTACAAAAGCTATTCCTTTATCACAAACCGTTTTGTTTAAACATAATGAAATGTACGATAGACAAATAAAAAAACTAGCAATTGAAAATGGTTCACATAATCATATATCATATCCATCAGATAGATTTGATGGTAACTCATTTACTTTTATTAATGAAGATGGTAAAGAAGAAACATTAGAGAAAGCAATACATGCCAAAAATTATATGTAAATGGAGAGAATTAAAAAGATGTATGATAAATCCTGATGGTCAAGTCTTTCAATGTTGTTATCTAAAAGAAGATTTTCCAACAAATCATTTTAGAACTGACTGGAAAGATGATCCTGTGGTAAGTAAATATAACTTTGAACAAAATAATTTAAAAAATAAAAGATTAAAAAATATATTAAAGAATGAATGGTTTACAAAAATACTACCAGATAGTTGGAAGAATCCTGACACAGCACCTGTCGCTTGTCAAAACAATTGTAAGGTCAAATAATAAATATGAGTATGGCAATCTCAAAACAATCATATACAGACCTTAAAGAATATTGGGACTATCAAAGATTACTTGAATACAATAGAGAACTACTAAAACAAAGGTTATCTAAAGTAAATGAAACAGTTTATGCACAATTCGGGCATATAAACACGGATACTATGTATGATAAGATATGGACTGATATAAGAAACGAGGATTTAGAAACACCTATTGTGGGATGGGTACCTGAAAATGAGAAGTATAGATTTGAATGGGAGTGACAGCTTGACAAATGATGTTAAAATTGATATAATAGATACAATTAAGGAGAATTAATATGAGTGATTTTTTAAAAGATATAATAAAAGAAACTGGTAATGAATATGCCACACTAGTAAGTGAGGGTGTAGAAGCAGGTGACGTTGATTCGTTTATTGATACAGGTTCCCTTGCCTTTAATGCGTTATTGTCAGGTTCTATTTTTGGTGGTATGCCATCAAATAAAATTACAGCGATTGCAGGTGAAGCTGCAACAGGTAAAACTTTCTTTGCATTAGGAATAGTAAAAGCATTTTTAGATAAAAACAAAGACGCAGGTGTAATTTACTTTGAATCAGAAAGTGCCTTAACAAAAGAATTAGTTGAAAATCGTGGTATAGACAGTAGCAGAATGGTTATTGTACCAGTTGCCACAGTACAAGAATTTAGACATCAATCAATCAAAGTGATTGACAAATACCTAGAACAAGACGAGAAGAATAGAAAACCTATTATGTTTGTATTAGATAGTTTAGGTATGTTATCTACTACAAAAGAAATGACAGATACAGCCGAGGGTAAAGAAACAAGAGATATGACTAGATCGCAGATTGTAAAAGCTGCATTTAGAGTATTGACTTTAAAATTAGGCAAAGCAAAAGTACCTATGATTATGACTAATCATACATATGATGTTATTGGCTCAATGTTTCCTCAAAAGGAGATGGGCGGTGGTAGTGGATTAAAATACGCTGCAAGTAATATCGTATATCTATCTAAACGTAAAGAGAAAGATGGCAAAGAAATTATAGGTAATATAATTCATTGTAAGAACTACAAATCAAGGTTGACAAAAGAGAATGCTTTGATTGATGTAAGATTAACTTATAAAGATGGCCTTGATAAGTATTATGGTTTATTAGACCTTGCAATCAAACATGGTATATTTAAATCAGTATCTACAAGGATAGAGTTACCTGATGGAACAAAACAATATGCAAAAACTATCAATAACGAACCTGATAAATTCTTTACTAAAGATGTTCTCGCTCAAATTGACGAGGCAGCCAAAAAAGAATTCCTCTATGGCGCAGAATAGATACGTCTTTGCTCAACGTGATGTTGATGATTTTAGTTGCATAAAGATTGTAGAAGGCAACTATAAAGATATAATATACACGTATGGGCATGTAAAGTTTGCCTCGGAAGAGAATACTAAAGGTGAGATACCTTTAAAGTTTGATTATGATGTAAAGGTAAATCCTAATAACATTGATACAACAAGTGAAGACTTTAGGAATTACATAGGCGATATATTGATAGAAGTGGTAGAAAAACAATTAGAAGATGGCACGATTAGATTTCAAAAGTGATTACATATGCACATATAAAAATGTGTTAAATAAAGATCAATGTCAACACTTGATAGATAAGTTTGAGGATTCTCCGACTCAACAGACTAAAACTATCGTGGATAATCATATGTCATTTACTGAAATTAATATTAGTATGCATAATGACTGGAAAGAATACACAAGCATTATCTTTCCTAAATTACGACAGGTTATTGACAAATATACAAAAGATGTTAATATAGATAATATAAAACAATGGCCAAATAAATTTGGTTTTGAACAGATAAGATTTAAGAAGTACGAAGACAATGACGAAGATGAATTTAAGACACATGTGGATGTCACAGACTATAATAGTGCAAGAAGATTTTTAGTTTTTTTTATGTATTTAAATAATAATGATGGCGGCAATACAACATTTCCTGATTACGATATTGAGATTAAACCAGAAGCAGGTAAAGTCTTGGTGTTTCCTCCATTATGGACCTTTAAACATAGAGGTGAAAAGCCTATCAATCAACCAAAGTACATTATAGGAAGTTATCTACATTATGTCTGATCAATTTGAAAAAACATTATTATCTAATTTAATCCACAACGAAGACTTTACTCGTAGAACAATACCTTTCATTAAAGAAGATTTTTTTAGAAATAGAGATGAAGTAACTCTATTTAATATCATAAATGCTTTTGTTGTTAAGTATAATAACCTGCCTTCAAAAGAAGCAATCGCTATTGAGTTATCAAATAATAAAACTCTAACCGAAGATGAATTTAAAAATACAAAAACATTATTGAACTCATTGATACATGAGGAAGTAGAACAACAATGGTTGTTAGATACAACAGAAAAATGGTGTAAAGATCGTGCTGTGTATAATGCAGTATTGCATGGTATTAAAATCATTGATGGTAAAGATAAAAAAAATACACCAGAAGCAATACCAAGTATATTATCAGAAGCATTAGGAGTTTCGTTTGATAGACATATTGGCCACGATTATATTGCTCAAGCAGATGACCGATTTGATTATTACCATAGAGTAGAAGAACGATTAAAATTTGATCTATCATACTTCAATAGAATTACAAAAGGTGGTCTTCCACCTAAAACACTTAACGTTGCTCTTGCAGGAACTGGTGTTGGTAAATCTTTGTTTATGTGCCACGTTGCAAGTAGTGTAATTGCTCAAGGTAAAAATGTATTGTACATAACTTTAGAGATGGCAGAGGAAAGAATTGCAGAAAGAATTGACGCTAATTTATTAGACGTGACCATAGATGATCTTTATGAAATGCCAAAAGACATATACGATACCAAGACAAAAAGATTACAAAGTAAGATCAATGGTCAATTAATCATTAAAGAATATCCTACAGCAGCTGCTCACGCAGGTCATTTTAAAAATTTAATGGATGAACTTTCTTTAAAGAAATCATTTAAACCTGATATAGTATTCATTGACTATCTAAACATTTGCTCTAGTAGTAGATTTAAAGGTGGTAATATATCTTCATATTTCTATGTTAAGGCAATCGCTGAAGAATTAAGAGGTCTTGCAGTACAATATGATGTACCAATAGTTAGTGCAACTCAAACAACAAGATCAGGTTATCTTTCAAGTGATGTTGGTTTAGAAGATACATCAGAATCATTTGGTCTTCCTGCAACGGCTGACTTTATGTTTGCTTTAATTAGTAATGATGAGTTAGAAGAACTAGGTCAAATCAAAGTTAAACAATTAAAGAATCGTTATAATGATCCTGCTGTTAATCGTGCATTTATAATCGGTGTAGATAGAAGTAAGATGAGATTGTATGATGTAGAACAATCTGCTCAACAGATTGTAGATAGTAACCAAGAAAGTAAGGACAAGATTGAGAAACCATCAGGTCCACAATCTGTGGAAGTGTATGATAAGTTTTCAGATTTTAAAGTATAATGATAAATATTATTTATGAAACGTTTTTTTACAAGAAAGGATGTACATATTGACCTATCACATAGATGTCCAATGCAATGCCCAAGGTGTCAAAGGCAGATGTGGTTTACAGGTAAACACGGCGACAAAGTGTGGGGTAATGATTTACCTATGAGAACTATAGAGATGTTAGTTGATAAATTTGAACACTTATCATTTTCTGGTCAACTATCAGATCCAATACATTATCCTAAATTTATTGAAGTATTAAAACTTTGCAATGAAAAAAAACGTAGAGTATTAGTACAAACTGCCTCATCTTTTAAACCTATATCATGGTTTAAAAAAGCGTTTGAAGCATATCCTCAAGCAATATG